GCACCTGGTGACGCAGCGTGCCGGGGTTGACGACGAGAGGATCGAAGTAGCGCGGGGCCATCTAGCGCTCCCTTTCCAGGGCTCCGTAGTTGAGGCAGGAGGTGACGGCGAAGGGCAGCTCGGCATCGCCGCGCGCCGCCGGCGTGAAGGGCAGACGATTCTCGTACCACGAACTGATCAGCATCAGCATGCCAAGCTTGACGCGGGCTCCGCTGCCCTGCCAGAACGGGTCCGAGATTTGATAGCCGGAGGTGAAGCGGCAGAGAATCGCCGACGAGGGCAGCGGCGTGAAGGCAGGCCAGGAACGGTTCCATGGCGGCGTGACCGCGCCGGGCTCCTTGGCCAGGTCCACCATATAGTCGCGGGTAACCTCCATGGTGGTGACCATGCCGGTGAGGTCGGTGGTTTGGAGAAGATCGACGGAGACACAGGGTGCGCGCAGCCGCAAGCGATACGCAGGCCAATAGTCGTAGTAGAGATCCCACTGCTTGCGGACCAGATCCCGGTTCTGCAGGATCTCCGCCTGTTCGCGGGCGGCAGAGATCAGGACAGACAACAGGGCATCGTCGGTGATCATGCCCACGTCGACGCGGAGATAATTTTTGACATCGGTGAGCAGCAGCGGCTCGGTGAAGGTCTGCGACGGAGACGTCGCGGTGAGGCGCAGTGTGCCGTAGGAATCGAAGTTCGAGTCGTAGGGCGAGACGTACGGATATCCATACGGATAGTTCATCGCGCCTCTTTCGTTTCATCGGCGCAGGCCGGTTTGGTTTCGGAAGGACCGACCACTTTGGTTTCGCGCGAGTCCGCGAGCGGCTTGATGGGCTTAGAGCGTTTCATGGGCATATTCCCCTTTTTCAAAACAAGCGGGAGCCCCCGAAACAGAAGAGGCCCCCACATTGGTCGATTAGGCGAAGGTGCCCGAGACATATGCATTGGGACGTTTGACGATCAGGGCAACGCGTTTTTCGGCGCGGATCGCGACCATGTTGCGTTGGAAGAAGTCCGCATGCTCGGTTGAAATTTCAACCTGCATCTCCATGCGGTCGCGGATCTCAGCGCCAGGCGCCGCCCCCGTTCCGACCATGAACTGGCCCACTGGCATCGAGGTGGTCGCCACCACATCTAGATTCCAGATGGAGGGACGGACGGCCTGCTGCGGGTCGCCCAGGATGTACCGCCCGTATGCGTCCTTGGTCAAGCGGATCGCCCACCAATCCATCGTGTTGAGCACGATGAAGGTAGGATTCAACTCCTTGGCGCGCGCGATCTGGCTAACCGCGTGCCCGAGTTGATCGATCTTGTTGTCGCCCCCGACATTCAGAGACGTATCGTAGTTAGCCGCCTGGGTGACGAGGCCGTTGAGGTTCTCTCCTGTATCGTCGCCGAGAAGCATCTGCAGTTCCTCTTCGAGATTGACGTAGTAGGGCAGCGAGGTATTGATATACCCAGCGAGCTCGGTGAAATCATCGAGCACCTGCTTGGTCGCCGGAATGAAGGCCGCGATGGTCCGTACCTTCTCGGAGGCGGTTGCGAACGTCACCGCGCTCTCGTTAATGGCATTGCCTTCGGCGGTCGGGCTACCTGCGCCGGAGGTGACGGTAAGCGCTGTGCCGGCGTTGGCGGCTGTGGCTGCGAGGGAGATTTTGATGGTGTTCGCAGTCGTGTTGTAAGCCGTAATGACCGCGCCCGCCGGAATCCCCGTGCCACTGATGCCCATGCCGGGCAGCAGCCCGACCGTGCTCGATACCGCGGTGATAGTGGCGCTTCCGTTCGCAGTTGTGCCGGTGATGGCGATCGTATAGTTGGGGGCCGTCGTCACTTTGACGAAATCGACCAGGGCGAGGTTAGTGGGCCGCGCTACCAGCACATCGCGGATGCGCAGCATCTGGCGAGCTTCCGCCGTGATTCCAGCGATGCGGTCGATAGTCAGAACGCCGGATGTAGAGAAACCAACCGCGGAGTCGCTGATAGTAGTCTTGCGCTCGAAGCGATTCATCTTGACGGTGAACGATGCGCGGCCGGAGCGGTTCTTGATCAGCCGGGCGACGTCATCGTTTTGCTTCAACTCTTCCACAAGCGGCTGCTCATCGACAGCATTGTGCTTCTCGGTCATCTTCAGGTCTACGGCGTCGATCTGCTTTTGCAGCTTCTCGACGGCGGACTTGGTTTCGGTGAGCATCGTGCCGAATTGCGTCTTCTCTTCGGCAGCCTTGGCGACGTAGCCCGTCAGTTCAGTCTGAAGGGCGGACAGCTGGTCTTTCAGTTCCATGGGAAACTCTCCCTGTTTCTTGATCGGTTAGAGTGAGCGGTTAGTAACTGGCGGGGGTTTACGCCCGCAGCAGCGCCCTCATGGACTTGAGGGACTCGGTCGCCGAGTGGAGAGCATCCGGCTCGGACTTGGTAGCAGCCACGGCTGTGGCCTTCGAAGTGGCATCGTCGGGATCATCTTCCCCGTCGATCTCGCCGGCTTCGTCGTCCATCAGTGTGGCCATAAGGTCAATGGCAGACTTCATGTGCTCATGCGCTTCACTGAGCGAACTCTTGGTGGCCGCGCTGAGACGGCGACCCGACTTGGTCTCGTGCTGCGCGGACCAGGACTTGATGTCGAGGCCGTACATCTCGGTGAGCACGTCGAGATACTGCGGGATGTACTCCATGAAGGCGTCGCGGAATTGCTGAATCACCGCATCCGCCGCGATGATCATCTCGATTCGCGATAGATCGGAGCTCCACGGAATCTGCCCAAGGGCGCATTGAAGCGCCGAATACATCTGGTAGCCCGCGTCCATGAGCTGGCGCTCGTTCAACTCTTCGTTGAAGTCGCCCTTGGTCTCGCCGCGCGCTTTGACGCTGGTGACCATGGCGAGAGTGTTCATGGGGAAGGTCACCACCGAGCCCTCCCACAGACGAATCTCCTTCAGATGACGAACGCCGTCGATCACCTGTGCCTTGATCGCGTCATAGCCGATGGACAGGCCTTTGACGATCTTGGCCTTGAGCAGCAGGTACGCCTTTTTCGCTTCCGGGATATCGAGCAGCAACTGGCCCTTGCACCACAGGCCGTCGGGACGATCCTCCAGCGTGAGGTCGCCGATCGGGCAGTCGGCCTTGTGCTGCCACAGCACCGGGACGGTGTTGCCGTTTTCCTGCAGCGTCTTGGTAAACGCGCCCGGCTCGACCAGGTCGGCTCCGTCGTCGACGTTGTTGTAGGGCGACAGAATGCCTTCGAACGTGCCATCCTCGCCAAGCGACTTGACGGTCATGCGGAACTGGCGCTGCTTGTTCTTCATGGTTCGACTCCTCCGAAAAAACCGTTACTGTTTTCCGCCGACCTGGATAC